CTTATATATTATCTGAATGTTTTCAGACTGTCAACAACAAAACACAAAAAAACAAAATAATTATAATCCGACGGCCTGAAAAATCATCGGAGGATAGCTGCCTCCGATCCTGAGAGTCACTGCTGCGTCTCTGTTGCCTTTCTTGACGATGACTTGATATAGGCCTGACGTGTTAGTCTGTACTCCGATCCTCCATTGAGCTTTAATGATATGTCCTGCTGTCGTGCTACCAAAGTCGGCAATGGTGCGAGCTGTGCCATTTATTGGATTGCCATTGCTCAAGAGTTGCATCTGGATCGATGTCGGCAGAGTATTTGTCTTGTCTGCGTAGACCTCGAATGTGATCAAGATGTCTCCCTTCCGATCGCTGTCGAATCCCATATCGCTCTGAGATATGAGCTGATACTGATCGGTTAATGTCATCGTTGCTGTTATGTCGCTGATCGTAGATGAGAGGATCTCTCCGCTAATCCTGGCCTGTGCATTTGTTATCGCTATTGGCATACGCTCTCCTGTTTTGTCAGATTATAGCACAAAAAAAAACTCCTGAGTGTCGAGTCTCAGGAGCTGGAGAGAACGTGTCCGCGTTCTCTATCTATGTAATCACTTCTCAATCTTTGTCAATGCTAATCAGGACAGGAAGAGAAACGAGAGAGCCGAGGAGCATGAGAGAGAGGATCATCGGCTTGACGTAGTATCCGATCTCAATCATTGTCTGCATTGCTATCTCCTTGCTCTTTTGCTGCGTCTCTGAGGAGCTGTGCTGTCGTTACTTTGCCATATCTTGAGATCAAGAGTCTATGTGCTCTCTCGTCTCCGGCTAATGCTTTTTTGGTTAGATCTTTTACGTCGATCATGTCTGTGTCTCCTGGTGTTGTTGTTTGTTGTTGTTGTTCGATTCTTTGTAGTATTTTGTGTGTAATGTGGATCTGCATGTGTGCGATGTGCATGGCTCGTCCGTTGTTGTCTCTGCAGGCTCTCTCAAGTTGTCTCTGCAGCATCTCTAAATGGTCTCTGATCTCTTGCATGTCTGTGTCTCCTGTAGTTGGTTATTTCTTTACTGTCATGAATGTGCCGATATATCCATCCTCTTCGCAGATATATACGTCTATGTCGTGAGTGATACGAGAGCCGAGATTCAAAAAGTATGCTTTGAGATTGCTCATATTTTGCATGTCTTGATCTTGATTGTCCTCTGTATACATTGTCACGTTAAAAGATGCGTCATTGTCTAGGAATCTGATCTCGAACTCGTCTGCTTTGATGTTGAGCTCTTTTGTGAGGATTGATATCATTTTTTGTTCGATTGTCTTTAGTGTCATGATGTTGTCTCCTGTTGTTGTGTTGTCATCATGTAAACAATATGCTCTATTGTTTTCAGTACGTCAACAAAATAATCTAACTTTTTTGCATTTTTTCCTCCTGCGTCCAAAAAAGCCCACCTAAGCCCACCATCTGGCCAGCAATTATTGGACGCAAAAACACTGATATAGATACATAGAGAGCCTATTTTATATCCATGTCCACTAAGTCCACTAATTATTTGTAAACTTTATAAAAAATATAATTATTGTAATTATGTTTAGAAAAACCTTGGACATCGTGGACACAACAAAAAAACCTCGGATATACCGAGGTTATTGACGATTCAGATCCTGGCCAGATCCTGGGCTTAGTTGGACGCGTCCACTTTTCAACCCTTCCACCATCCGCGAAGTCGGACATTCGGATTGTACGGAGCTGCACGTCGGCCATAGACAAATCCGTTACTCTGCAGTATGTCTGAGATGATCGCTTGATTTTGTCGTGTGCTCTTGTCAAGATGTCGAGTGCTGTCCTTAGTTGGATCGCTTGACTCATACAGCCTCTCAATGATCTGAGCGACTGTGCAGGGACTCTGCAGCCTCTCCGCGATGTCGATGACTGCGTCTGTGAGAGGATGAGGATCGGTGAAGTCCTGAGCCGACTCAATCCGGAGAGCCTCCTCTGCGTCTGTGAGATGATGCTGCTCTCCTGTGTCGTAGTAGTGCAGTATCTCAGCCCATATCTGAGGCAGATCTCCTCTCAGTCTCCCGATGTCGATCTTCTTGTTGCCGAGATCCACACACCAAAAACGACGCGACCCTGTTGCATCGTGCAAGACGTTCTTTTTGTTCGTGGTTGCACAGAAGACCGTACGTCTCGCAAACTGCTCATTGCTGCGTCGATAGGGGAGCCGCACGTCATCTATTTTGCGAGTCAGGAATGCTTTTTCCGTCTCCTGAGACTTTGATCTCTTGGCGAGCTCCTGGATCTCATAGAGGAGTTTGCCTTGTATGCTCTGCACTGCCTCCTTGTAGTTGTCCATATTGATCTCGGAGTCTCCAAAATACACAGCTCCGAATACATACGCAAAGCAGATACACTCGAGTGCTGTGCTTTTGCCGATGCCTTGACCTCCGTACAATACGAGAGTCGTATCTACTTTGACCGGATTGCTGATTGTCGCGTGAGCTCGTGCAATGATAGAGAGCAGCCATCGGACAGAGTAAGACCTGTTTATGTTCGTGTCCTCTGCTCCGAGATAGCTACTGAGCAGGAGATGAGCTCTCTCTTTTCCGTCCCATTGCCCCCTGAGACTATTTAGATGAGATAGGAGAGGATTGCTGCGATTTTCCTTTGCGACGATCTCAAAAGCTGACCAGGCCTTATCCTGAGAGAATGCGACTCCCCATCTATCCTCACACTCGTACCGGATGAGATCGATATGATAGTCAGTGACTCTCTCCGGCTCTCCTCCGTCTGCCTCCCATGTCATAGACTCGGCAAAATCGTCATATCGTGCTCGACCCTGAAATATAGGATGGTGTCTCAGGAGCTGCGTTAGGTTGAAAAGATTGCTGAGCAGCTTGTCTCCGGACTCTGATCTCCGGATTCTTAGCTCAAATCCCATGTTGCGAAGTACTTGTATCCTCGCGTCTGTTGATGTGTGTAATTGTTGTGTGTTGCTCATGTTGTCTCCTAAAAATAGCCGTTTAATTCTGCAAGGTATCCGACTGACTCCTTCCAATTGCAACTGTTTCGATGGTTACAGTACGCTGACGGATAGCGAGTCGGATCATAATAAAAAAATGTTGCATCGTCCTGTCCGCATCCTGGACATCTCCATTTGATTGCTCGGTCTCCTGTGTCTGAGCATCCGAGGAATCTCGCAAACTTGAGTCTCTCTGCCTCGCTATTGCGGAGAAGAGTATACATGTATCTCCTTTTATCGCTATGTGATTGACCTTTGTCATACTGTCTTTTGTGCTCCTCGGCTCGTCTCAGTCTCTCCTGCTGCTCTTGTTGTCTGCGTCTCAGCTCCTCCTCATATTTGACCTTCTCATCCTGAGCTCTGTTTTTCCAATCTAGGATCTTGCCGTTATGCTTTTGCTCTTGATAGTGCTCTGTATGATACGCGACAAAATAGAGTCTCGCTGCGTCCTTTGTACTGAGATCAAATGGTGCGTCCTTAAACATTGACTGCCACCATGTTTTTAGAGCTGCATGATAGTGTCTCCATTCTGACGCGGGAGCATCCTCTGCGAGAGGCAAGATGACTCTGTATTTGTTTTGCTCGATAGTGTGAGAGACTGACGTATGGATATAGCATTGAGTCTGTGAGAGCTGCATCCATACTGCACAAGTATAGAGCAAGACGTGATCATCTACGTCGACAACGAGACAAGAGAGTTTTTGTGCGTTTTGGTTACTTCTCTCTCCCTCAAAAATCGCAGGACTCCAGGAGGCTTGCTTGAGCTTGTCGATCGGCTCTCTCTTTTTGCCGATGAACTTGCAGAGCGTGTCCCATGAGTAGCAGAGACGAGTTTGATCGTTTTTGTTGTAAATATTTCTAAATGCTGTTATTGTATATGTACGCATTGATAATCCTATGGTTGTTTTTGTGTTGTTACTGTGTGTTGTTTTGGGAGCCTTCGATCTGAACTATCGGAGGCTCTTTTTTTCGTCGCATGACATTACATGCAGCTCTATTTGTGGATCCTCTCCTGCTGCTGCGTAGTATTTGCGAGCAGACAATGAGACGATCCTTGCGTCATCCTCTATCGGCAGAGCGTCAAGGACGGCTTTGACCATGTTATCGAGATCTGGTCTCTTGCTGTGCAATACTCTCTCATGAGGAGTCCGCATGGCCTTCGGACGCTTGACGATAAACAAGAGATCGACGTGCAAAGATCCCTCCGGTATCGGCATATCCTGTAGTCTCTCTCGCATCTCTTTGATCCATATTTTGTAACGCATCGGATAGTATGTGCTCCCTTGACGCGTGACTCTCGGACGAGGACATGCAATCGGCTCAATAGATACTATCATGATTTATCCTCCTCTGTCGGTCTTGACGCAGCAAAAACAGCAGCAATATGCTTGCAGTTGCCTGTAAATTGGAATCCGTCGCAGAGACAAGTACTGAATGAGCGTGTTTTCCCTGGCTCCTCATACAGTATCGTGCGATAGTATCCTGTGCCTTTAGTGTTGAGTACGTCTGCTCTCGTGATTCGGTAGGGGATACCGATAATCTCATGATGCTCTGTCTGCATTCTCAAGATCTTGACCTTTTCGGCCTGTTTTGCTATGTGCTCGCTTGGCTCTCTGATCATTTTGTCCTCTTGTGTGCAATGTCGTATACTCTCCTGAGATCTTGCAGTATGTCTGCATATTTGCGAGACGTGAGAGCTGCAAAATAGCGACTGATGGCAATGTGTCTATCTCTGCCAGGAGGCCGGCCATATTTGTAGTGCTTGACTGTCATCGGAGCGAGTCCGACAAAGTCTGCGAATTGCTCCTCATCATAGTGTCCATTGCACTCAGCAATCAAAGCAAGGAATAGATTCATCACTTCTTTACATTTGATGTTATTCGGGATCCTCGGACGCATCGCTGTGTATTTTTCAGGGATCTTTGTTGGCAAGAGAGCCGGATTGAACTGTCTACGCATGATTTTCAGCTCTCCATTCTGAGACGTGCACTCTCCATAGGATCTCTCTCACGATTGCGTTAAATCCGTCGATCTCGAGATTGCTGAGATGCTCTGCTAGCTTGACTCTGAGATGACAGACCGGCAGTCTCTGTCCTGATCTCCATAGAGAGATCGTGCTACGATTGACATCTATATCTCGTGCGAGATCAGACGCTGATATGTTGTTATCATCTAGTATTTGATTGAGCCAAGATGCGAAGTCCTGCTCATCTGTATCGACATAATCTGTCATGTTGTCTCCTGTTGTCCTTTTTTTATAGGCTCTAATGTGTTATCATACTGTTAACAGACTGACAACAAAATAATTACAATTGGAGGAATCATGAAAAAAACGCTTGCCTTTGTCGACGTAGAGACTACCGGACTCAATGCCTGTCTACATGAGATCATAGAGATCTCAATCGTCCGAGTCTATCCTGACGGACGAGAGGACATATACACAACAAAAATCCGTCCTGAGAGAATCGAATATGCAGAGCCTACGGCATTAGAGATCAACGGATACAATGAGGAGGAATGGCACGCAGCTCCGTCTGCTGATCTCGTCATGCCTCGGATCGCTGAGATGCTGACAGACTGCGTCCTCATCGCTCACAATGTCCGATTTGATGAGGAGTTTATCGCAGAGTCCCTGCATCGCAACGGACTCAGAGCGAGATATGATCGTCGTATCATCGATACGATCACTCTCGCTCATGAGCATCTCTATCATTTGCCTTTTTTGAGTCTGGACTCAATACGTCGCTATTTTGGATGGGATCTCTCAGGAGGACACAGAGCCGAGAAGGATGCTCTTGATTGTATGCGTCTGTATCGTAAGCTATGCAGAGCATCTGTCATCTCTCGTCTCTCCTGGAGAGCTGCGTATCATCTACGCCCGATTTTTAGACGAGCCATTGCCATTACTCGCAAATTCTTTTTTTAACTGCTCTTTGATTTTGATCTCCTGGATCTGATCTTTGAGAGGCTCCAAGAGTTGATAGATCTTCTCTTGTCCTCTTTCGAGTGTGTCGATCCGTCCTGAGATGTTGTCTAAAAAACCTTTTCGGTCATGATTAAGATCGGAGATGACCTTGTCATATCGTGTTCGGATCATCTCCTCGTCTGCTCTGTGCTGAGCTTGCATCTCTTGTCGTTCTGTTTTGTTTTCGTTGCGTGTCAGATCTAGCTGTTTATTCGTCTGCAGATAGCTATAAATCATCCATGCTAAAAAAGGGGAGTTTGTTGCCAGGTTTATAAATACGTCGTGATATGTATTAGGATCCATTTTTGATTATTCCTCAAATTCGACTGCAGTCCCCTCAATGAGAGTATAGCTGAATTTATCATATCCGGCTCCGATTTGTAGGTGACAAAGTCCCATCAGACGAGAGAAGTCTGCGGGATTTTGGATGACCTGACAGCCTGCGGAGTATACATTTGTAGACTGCACAATCTTGCTGCCGTGAGCTCTGTGTATGTTGATCCCAAAATAGCCCGATTGCTCATTCGTGTAGTCTGATTTTGCGTCTCTGTTATTGTCTCTGTATACCGTCACTTTGCCATTACGCTGACAGAGAGCCTCATATTTACTATTGTGCATATCGAGAGACCATACTCCGCGATACTGTCCAGGTTTGAGAATCGCGACTCCGAGAGGATTGCTCGGAGCCAGATGCTGATCAAGTCCTGCCTCTGTCGTGCATTTGTACCTCTCCTCTATCCAATCAAATCCATTTTTGTAGACTACGACAAAAAGATCGTCAAATATGCCTGGCCTTCTATTTGGATTGCGGATGCCGATGAGATTGAGATCCCATTCTACACTCTTAAAAGTCTTGTATCCCATCGCGTCAAGTCTGCGTATTATAGGAGGCTCATTGAGTCCCCAATTAACTAAAATCATACTGTCCTCTCGTTGTCTACAGGATTCTCCTGATACATAACATCATAATACCAAAACGCACCGGAGTACTCCTTGCCTACTATCTGCACAGTAGTCTCTACAAATCCGATGTCCTCATCTGTCAAGATGATGACGTCTCCGATGTTGTAGTATCCAAGAGCAAAGGGAGCTTGGTATCTGATCTTTTTTTCAGGAAGGGATTTGCGTCGAATATAGTCTAGTCCTATCTTGATCGCTGTATTCCGATCATGTACATAGTCGAGCTCAAGAGTCTGACTCTGCACTCCATATCTCTGCTGAGATATGATGCAATACGGAGAGACGATCTCATACGGACTCTCAATGCCTGACAATCGCTCTGCTCGAATGTAGACCTGTCCTTTGTACTCGGAGCCTCCTATACTCTGAGACAGGCCTCCTCCGAGTCCGGAGAAGCTAAATTTTAGAGTCTGCTCAAATCCTGGAGCATACTGCACAATCAAATCATTGACTACGTCTGCCTGCTGTGGCTCAATCGCTGAGACTCGCTCAAAAGAGTCTCCTGCTGTGATCGATGCTCTCGGATTATAAAACAGATCCGTATTGCGATGATCTATGATCGGATAGATGCCTCGTGCTCCTGCTGCGAGTGAGACAGGCAAAAAGGGTATGATATATTTTTGTAGAAACTCATACGTCTTGATACTCGGATCATTGATGTAGCCTGCAAAAATGTATTGATTGAGGACAGGACGCACTGACTCAAATGCCTCCCTATCATACTCTATATTGAGAGCTGAGAGAGCCCATGCAATCAAGTCTCCTCCATATTGGAGATCGTTGCCTGTATACGGAGAAATTGCCCCTCCTCCGTCTGTCCATGTTGCAAAATACTCAATGGAGAATTGAGCTCCGTCGTAGTCTAGCTGTCCAATCTCAAAATATGTATAAGCAAATGGCTGTCCCTTCGCAGATACTCCATTGTAGACCGGCCTGCTCGTCACTGTGTTGCCCTTGTTGTCTCTCAGCGTGACGCTTGTTGCATTTGTGGCATGTCCTGCGAGTAGGAGGAAAACCTCGACAGGAGTAGAAGAGATGTCTAGCCCGATGATATAGGCAGGAGTCGCAGGATACTCTATTGCGGAGCCGTCCTGATTGATTGACTCTCCAGGAGATCCAATGACAGCAGGGATTGATTTACCCAAATGTATATCATTGATCGGGAGGATACCGTCGACCATAATGTTTTCAAGTTGCCCGGCTCCTGAGGCAAATACTTCGCGTGAAAATACGACATTATCAAAAATAACAGCATCCTTATTAAGAGCTCTCAGTATCGCAGAGTCAGCAAATACAATCTCATTCTCTACAGAAAACTCTACAAATCCCTCGTCTCTGTCCGGATGGCCGTATATAGGCTCATTGATGACTCCGGTAAAATAGGGGATACGCTCATCATATGTCTGCTGCACTTGTCCGTTTTTGACTGTGACAAAATACAGAGTGACGAGAGCATTGTCTATCCCGATGCCGTTGATCTGTCGTTTTGCGATGTTGAAGGGGAATACAAGAGCAAGAGAGATACTATTTGCTGACAGCTTGACGTCTCCGACTTGAGTCAGACTCTGTGCGAGTATCGGATCCTCAAGATTGCCTCCGTAAAAGACAAATCCATCTCCTGTGTCCAGATCGATCGGGAAGGATGAGAACCTATATATCGTGCCTCGTATGTCTACCTCACACAAAAAGCAGATCTCTGCTGCGAGATAGTCCTGAGCATTGTAGACTCTCATATTACCTCCTGCAGCGTGATTGTCGCGATCCTGACAAGCTCTCCGGACTCATTGACAAGCTCATCTCCGAGGATGTTCTCGACTTGTACCTCTCCTGTCAGCATGACGAGAGCTTGCTCTGCGTCTCTGTGCAGCTCTCTGACTGCTGTCGTAGTGATGAGAGGCAAATACACTATCGGAGTCTTTGCTCCCTGCAAGTATTTGAGGAGTCCCTGGAGGAGATCGGGGACATCGTTAGCCGTCGCAATTGGATCTCCTGAGACAGCATCTGCGATCCAATAGTCCGGATCGGGATTGTCTCCTTGCAGCTCTGTAATGTCGATCCCCTCCGTCCATGCGAGTCTAAATGTCCTACGACTCGGACGATAGTTGCGAGCATAGACGATCCCTGACTGAGTCTCGCTGAGCTCTGTCCCTGAGTCTATGCTGATCGTCCGGCCTCGTTGGTATTGCTTGCCTGGTATGAGCACAGATCCAAGATGCAAGAGTCCGATCCTAAAATCCTTCTCAAGAGTGTCCTGTGTCGTGATTCGGAGCCCGAATGCCTCCGCTTTTAGCCTGTCAAGATTGACGAGTAGAGTCATGCTATTAGGGATCATCATTATATTGCTGCTCGGCACAGAGACGTTAACTGCCTCGTTTAGTGTCAAGATAGCTTTTTTATTTGTGGCAGTGCCTCCGAATGATCCCTCGCTATTACTGACGATTGTCCTCCATGCGTAATTACCTCCGGATATTTGTACTCTGATCCTCCATCCTGCACACTCGTTATATTTGAGATAAATCGGAGTCGTAGAGGAGCCTTTGAGAGTGCGTCCTGAGACGATTGCTGACGAGTTGATCGAAGTGTCAAATATATCGAGCACGTTCCACGATCCAGAGCTGTAATACTCAAGTCTTGCCGTCCTAAAGTTGTAATTGCTCAGATGTAGTCCGATGATGTCATTCGGCAGATTCTCGTCCTCATGCACTGTCGTATCCGGATCAAGTTTGATCGCGATAAACTCCTGAGGGACTGTCCCCGATATGACTGCCTCTGATCGCCATTGTATCCTCGGGCTCGGACTATTTGCGTAGAATATATTATTGATGCTGTAGTCTGAATCGGGAGTGATGTTGTACTGATCTCCTGCAAAAGTCTGTCCGTCTCCTGTGCTGATCAGGACATTGTCTGCGACATACGCAAATCTGTCGATTGTTGGATATGCTCTGTACATGAGATCGTCAGGATTGACAAAGCTGTGTATATTCTCCGACATTTGGAATCCTTGAGCAAATGAGATGCTCGTCCATACTGTCGTGAGAGTCGCTGACGAATATGCAAGATTGCCCCATCTCACGCGATGCAGATTGCTCGCTCCTCCTCCTCCGTTGCTGAGAGTGCCGACTCTGCCGAGCAAGATCCAGTTTTTGCGATTGCTCTCAGGACTCGCGTCTCTGTAGTACGCTGTAACTGTGCTCGTAGACAGTGCGATAATAAACTCTATGGTATCGAGAGATAGAGAGCTCACTGTGATGACATTTAAGGACGCATTGACATCTCGGACTACAATCTGAGTCTGTGTGACTCTCAGCTCAATCTCATAGTCCTGCGTCGTATCGTCTATTTTGAGATAGATCCCTCTGTTATTGGTGACATTGTTACCTCCTACCATGCTATGGATCCGAGCATGCACGAGGAGTCCTTTGCCGCAAATGTCTGCTGCAAGCATCCCTGTAGTAGTTGGATCTGTCGTAAAATACTCAAGATTTTGTATATAGACCCCTCCTACATTGAGATTCTCTCCTCCTGAGATTGCTGTTTTTGTGACTCCTGTAAAGTTAGAAAAGCGATCGACAGCAGGATATGAGAAGGAGTATCCTGTCCTATTCCACTCAAGGTCTCCCTTGTTGGCATAGTACGCAGGAGGGAGAGTGACAGTGCTATATCCTCCGAGAGAGAGCATTGCGATGCTGTGATTTGTGCTCGTGCTTTTTGGCTCCGTCAGAATGATAGACTTGCCGATCCAGGAGAGGCCGAAACTACGCTCAATCAGTGAGTTTGCGTCTCCTGTCCTGAGCACTCGTCCTGTACCGTTTATGTCTTGGCCCATACTCGTCCATGTCAGGCCGTCGACAGAGTAGGATATGCGATACTCGGCAAATAGAGACGTTTTTGCGACCATAATATGAGAGGCTCCCTCATCCGTCCAAATGCAGAGATCTCCGTCTGTCATAAAATCATTACTGCCCGATGTCGTTGCGATAGTAACAGGCACATACGCTCCTGCTGATCGGAGAGTGTGTGCTGACGTAAATGCAGACGGCATCGTCATATAAGCAGGGACTTTGTCTGCGTAGAATCCAAAACGGAAGAGACCTTTGTCTGCGTAGAGTGCGATGCTGTGGAATGAGTGCAGCTCAATCTCTGTCTGTGTCGTGATGAGCTTAAAAGTAGCTCCGAGATCTGTAGAGGCATATTGTAGGAGGCGATTGCGTTTTGTTGCACTCGTATCATTGTATATCGTCTCAATCATGAGCAAGATTGTGCCTCCTGCCTGAGCCATCCTGAGTCGTTGTATATTGTGATTCTCGTATGCAGCTCCGGAGCCTGTCGCAGTGCCGATCTCAATCTGCTCGTCAAATGCCTGAGCACTTCGGAGATCCCACGAAGAGCCATCCTCTGAGACGTAGCTCTTGAGATTGACTGAGCTATTGTCTCCTGCGATATGCACGAGCAATATATTGCCGTCAGGGAGTCGACATGTCGCACTATGGAGATCGTATGCTGTGATCGAAGGCTGCTCTGTGTAGACTGTTGTCTCTGTGTATGTGTCATCTTGCAGCAATACTCCGACTTTGACAGATCTCAGCACAGTCTGCAGATGATAAAACGACACGACGAGAGAGCCATCCTGCATATCTAGTCCTGTGGCGTGCCTGTATTGATTAGACGATACTGTGCTAAATTTTATGTTTTGATACCTCGACATAGTATTTTGAGGATCGCGTCCGTATGTCGTGCTCGTCTGATTGTCCGTAAAGACAAAGCCTGCTCCATATCCTGCAAAGCCGGCCTTTTTCGTCTCAATGGTGAGATCAGAAGGAGACTCCTGCTGTCCTTTTGCGATGAGCTGCATCGGAGTATTTTGCTGACTGACAGGATCTCCTGCTCTCTCCTGAGCCGTTGAGAATGTGCTTTGAGCATCCCATACGTTATTTGTGCCTACGTCGAGAGGCACAAGAAAACCTCTCATATATTGCGGAGTAACATTTGAGCCCATATCAATAACCTCTCTTAGCTGATCTCATTGACAGTCCGGCTCTCTGCCTGTCTGTCATGTACCGATCAAAATGTTTGTACGGATTTGTAACTATAACCTGAGGAGCTGATGATCCGCCATTCTGCAGACGATTGACTCCTGGCTCTCCTCCGAGTCTGTTGACCGTTGCTCTGTCTAGCACTGCCTCTCCTGATTTGACGACAGCAATGCTCTCATCTGGAGTCATACCACCCATGTGAAATTTAGGAGCTTGCTGAGACATCACGACTGCAGTCTGTGCGGCTCCGGAGGCAATCGCGGAGGCTATCATGATACCATTGAGAGGAGGAGGATAGACCTGAGCAGCAGTAATGGCCTTTGCTGTGTTAAAAGCTACCTCTCCGAGAGAAGCTATTTTATTCATCTCAAAAAGAGCCGTGACAAGACCGGCATTCTCCTCCCCTGTTGCTTTTGTGATGGCTCCGATTGCGTCTGTCATGTTTTTGAATGTGCCGATAGTAGCCTCCTGAGAGAGACTGAGATGCTGTATTTGTTCGTCGATCGCTTGTTTGCGTAGCTCATTCTCGTCTACTATGTTCGCTTTTGTTTTCTCGCTGTTTGCGTCTCTCAGCTCTTGGAGTCTCAGCTCTCCCTGCTCCTCAATGACTTGTCTCTCCTCTACGAGAGCCGCGATTGCTCTCTCTCCTTCGGATCTCACCTGAGCAGCAGTCTGTCTGTCTGCGTCTGTTTTGGCGAGAGACTCAGCAGATGCGATTTGCTGCTGTATCGACTCCTGGAGGATGCCATTTTGTCTCACTCTCTCTTTTGTCTGCTCTATGGCTTGCTGCTGTGGATCTAGGGAGTCAATAAAGATTTGACGAGCTCTGTCCTCTGCTGCGACTCGCTGATCTGCGAGAGCTTGCCCTACGGCCTGAATCTGTTGTAATCTCGTTTGAGCCTCTAGCTGTCTCTGTTGTGCCTCTGCGATCCGTTGCTGCCGTTGCTCCTCTGCTGCAGACTCCTCGGCAATCTCCGCCTTTGCTCTGATCACGTCCTCCTCTACTGCGAGCACCTTCTCTCTGTTTTGTACGATTGCATTTGAGAAGTCTCTCTCTTTTTGGATCCTGTTGAGGAGCTCTCCTCGGAATCCTACGAGAGCAATGTCTGCATTGACTGCACTCTGATTGAGTCCTTGCTGTATTAGTTTTTGATCACTGAGAGCCATTGCCTGATTGAGCAGCTCCGTCTCCTCGGCTGAGATCGCTCCTGTGCTCTTGATCGCCTTGTCTAGTATGATGAGGAGTCTCTCTTGCTCTTGGATCCTCTTTTGCTGAGTCTCTAGCTCTGATTTTGTTTTGGCTGTTGAGATGTCTCGTGCCTGAGCAAGGTCATACTCGAGCTGTGTGATCTGTCCTGTCAGGAGTTGATACTCTCGGTTTGCGTCCTTAAAGTCTCCTGTGACAGCCTGCACAATAGCAAATTGCTCGTCAAGTTTGCTATTTGCCTCTTCCTGAGCTGCTGCGAGGACTCTTTGCTGCTCTGCTGCGAGACGTGAGGATCTCGTATACAGATTGTATGCTGCTGTCCCTGCCACGACTGCAGCAGTGAGAGCCATTGTCACCGGCCCTCCTTTTATTGCCTGCTCTGCTGCCGTTGCGAGTCCGTCGGCCATCTCAAGAGCCTTTTTTGCACTGTCATCTAGTCCAGGGATGAGTTTGTCGACTGCGAGAGTCGCAGCTCCCATACTCGTGCCGAGAGTCTCCGCTCCTTCGGAGAGTGCATTTGTCTCTCCTGCTGCGTCTGCAAATGAGATTTTGATCTCCTGAGCCGATGATGATGCGACCTGAGCCATCCTGTCAAATGAGGCTCCGACATCCTTACTCGTTGCATTATATGCCGCTGACGTTGCTTTTGCTGCTTTTCTGCTCTCCTCTGCGGCCTTCTTTGCGGCCTTTTGTGCCTTGTTGAACTCTGCAGATAGAGCTCGCGTCATTGCCTGAGCCTCAGCCTTTGTCATATTCGGGATTGACTCAAGACTGTCCTGCAATTGCTTTATATTGGCTCTCAGCGTTATCTCTACGCTCTTGTTAACGTCTGCCATAGTTACCTCTTTTTAGCCTGTTGTATGAGATCGTCAGCGAGCATTTGCACGAGCTTGTCCCCTGCTTTACGCATCGGAGACCATAGTAGCTCATTACTCGTCTGAGTGCCGTATGCGAGATCGTTGAGTGTATATTGTCCGGTCTTGATTGCCCATGAGTAGGGAGCCAGATTGCGGACAAATCCGACAATGTCCTCTCCGTCAATCATGACTCCTCTCTCAAGTTTGTTTTTGGAGTCCTGGCTCTTGTCTGAGACCTTCGCTTGACTTGCATCCTCCGCAGAGAATTTGCCTCTGTCCTGCATATTTTTTGCGATTGCATAGGCCTGAGCAGGAGAAGATCCGGAGTCCTTGAGTCTCGTCATCTCCTGGATCATTTTTGCTTTTGCCGATCTTGGAGGATCGACTCTGACAGGCCATTGACGATATGCGTCTCTGTATACCTGCTCGACCTCATCCTGTATAGCTCTTTTGATAATAGGATTTGCGTCAAGTAGCTGATTGACGAGTCTCTCTAGCTCGTCAGAGACAGATACTGCTGCATTACCCTGTTTATAAAAGACCTTAGCCATCTTTGAGCCTCTCTCTCATGCGTCTCGCTTGTTGTACATTATATCGCTTTTTTCGCTCATCTCGTTGCTTTTGTGTATCTTGATCCAAAATATAATCAGCAATCAAGTCTATCTGCAGCTCGGAGGAGAGAGTCAAAAACCATCCTGGATCTTTATGCCAATGACGCGAGATCTTGAGAGCAAGTCTGTCTAAATGTCCGGCTCCTGAGAAGAGGAAAAATTTGCTCTTTCGTCGACCTCTGCCTCTGTTGGGATTCTTTGAGACATAAAGGACAGGCACTTGACTCCCTGCTCATATATGGCCGATGCCGTTACTCCCATCTCGAGCAAGCGATCAAGGCACAAATGACCGTAATCACTAGCCCGATGCTTAACAGGTCGATATTTGGGCAGTTTGGCAGTATGATCAATGCAGACTCCGATAGATCCGGCACATAGACGAGCAAGCTGAGCATTGTCTGTCTCTGCACTCCATAAAGACACGAATTCAAAGCAAGTCGCAAGGGAAGGAGAGGAGATCTCAATCTCCCCTCCGAGCTTTTTGATAGTTATTTGCATCTGTAGTCTCCTGTTGTTGTCTAGCTATAAACAACACCACCATAACAAGTAAAGTTAATTGTAAATGAGCTTGGATCGCCTTCTGAGAAGGATGCAACGCAGACGCATTTGCTAAGAGTAGCAGTATGAGCGTCATCGTCTCCGAGAGCAGTAGCATCTACTGTATACTCAAGATCTACGCAGTAAAACTCTACAAATGGAGAGCCTGCTGATCCTGTGCTGACGTTACTCGCATATTGTCCGGTCTTGTTGATAAAGTCGAGGATTGAGCCTGCTTCGGATGCGTCAGTAAATTGTCTGAAATAAGCAGCAAAAGATCCAGATGCTGATGGCTCGTCATCGCCTTTGCGTACTGTTGTGATAACTCCTCTGTCTCTGATCACAGTCTGAGCCGCTTTTGGAGTGTCAATGCTGAGATTACCCTCCTCGTAGCTGATTGCAAGAGTGACAGGAGTTCCTGTGCCGTCTTTTAATGTGATGACACCGTCTCTGCGTGTCTTGGGAATAGATGAATAGGCCATAAAATGCTCCTTATTAGGTTAGTTGTATTGTATGCAGAGCTGACAGCTCTATCTCTGAGATTAGATACTCCTGAGAATCCGGAGTGCGTCTTGTTGCTCTCTCAAATCGGATCTCTATGCCTTTGCCAAAGTTAGGATTCATGAGAGCTTCGATGACCTCTTGCTCTTTGTCGAGTGCATTGCCATAGTCCAGGATCAAATCATGAGGACGGAGTCTGTATGCTATTTTGACGCGTACCATAGTCTCAACGTAAAGACCGACGGCTCTCCTCTGTCTCTCATTGGCCTGCTGTGAGGACGATACTTCTACGGCATAGCCGAGATGAGCGAGCGTGTTTTGTGTGCGTCCGAATAGCTCCGGTAGTTGTCTGACCTCGTTGAATCCTGACAATGCTCCGATTTTGTTCGCGAGTGCTCTTTGTACCTCTTTGACCGATACGCTCATTAGTATCTCCGTCTCCGATAGTATTGCCCAGGACGATTGAGGAAAATAGTCGGCTGTCCTCTTGTTCTCTTGTTTGGATCGTCTGCCTCTCCGTTATGATCCTCATCATACACAAAATTTAGAGAGTCGAATTCATCACGATAGAGCCGATAGTGCTCATTTGCGAGATCAAGATAGCGTCCATTACTCTGTCCGAGAGAGGAGTGAAAATCTCGGAATATTAGATAGAGGCTGAGATGACGATGAGACTCAAAAAAGCTCTCAGGAGTCATCATGAGATACTCGTATCCCATCCCTCTATTGCGTATGCGTCTCAGGAGCTGGAACCATGCGTCATCTATGTACTGCTGATAGCTCGATAGTGAGGACGGCCTGAGATTCTCAAGATCCGAGTATGTTGCTGTGAGATCAATGTCTGAGACTACAGGATAGAGTCTGCGACGGACGAGAGCTGCCATCCTACGGAATAGATACTCCTCTCCGTCGATCTCAAGTGTCCACTCCTGGACATATCCCTCACCTAGATCCAAAGTCGCAGCGAGCTGCTCTGCCGTATGCGTATATGATACTGTCCCACTAACCGCAATTGTTGCCGATGCTCCTGAGATGAGATCTGCTCCTGTTGGTTTAGTGATCGTATACGTCGCAGACGTTGGCACGAGCTGAGAGCCATCGCGATAGACCTTGATCTCAGTAGTCTGAGACCGGCCTCTCTCGAGTAGCTCAATAGCTCGGATTTGTGCTGCGTATGGAGTAGATGAGGACATCTGTCAGCCTACAAAAAGAGTTTCCATGCAGAACCGTCGCAGCATACCATGCAGCCCTCTCCGAGAGAGAGAACCTTGATAGTGTTTGCTGCTGCGTCCTTCACAGTAAAGGAGTTGCCTTGACAGTTGATGACAAACATAGCTCCGTCCTTTTCCTCGGGCAAAGTCACGACAAGACCGCCAGATTGAGCGTCAAGACGTTGATACTGTGCATCTTTATAGGTAAGAGTATGATTGACAGAGATCTGCTGTATGTTTACTCCTCCAGGTTGTACGATGTGACGAGCTATTTTATATTCTGCCTTGTCTGTAAATGCCATGACTGACTCCTATTGATTTTTTTTATTTTCGGCTCTCGTGATATGCTTGACTACCATATCGCGAGCTTGTTGATGTGAGATGTTAGATTGCTGAGCGACTCTCTGAGCGATCCTGTCAATCGCTGCTCTTTTGTTATCTGAGCTCATACGCAGCTCCTCCTAATTTATCGACTCGCTCAATGGCCTTTTTTGTCAGATTGAGCTCCTCTTGCTTTGACTTGAGTCTCGTTGCTACCTCAGGGATATGCTGATCTCTCTCTAGTCTGCTCATTGCTCTATTCATCGAGATCAGACGCAGAGACGCGATTTGAGGATGAGGAGGATTGAGAGCTCCGGATGCAACGAGCTCGCGTCTCCATTCGTCGTATGCCTCCTGATCAAAATGCTCGATCATGCGTCTGCCGATCTGCTCAAGTCGGATCCATTTTGATGTGTGATAATTGCCTTTGTGAGCAGGATATACTCTGAGATAATCATGACGAGCAGGATCAAGTATTGTCCATCCTTTGTCCTGGAGATTCGTTCTCATGATTGAGGAGTCGATACGATTGCCGATGGCTCTTGTGCCATTGACTCCTGGAGTCTCTCCGATTGAGGACAAAACAGGGAGGAGCATCGGGATGCTGCTCTTTTTCTTTTTTCCGTCCTCTGTCATAGTGTATCCCTCGAATACTTTGAGCTCCCAATTTTCGGGATTGTGCGCAAAGAAAAACCTTGCATTAGATGCCTTAGGTATCCGAGTCTGTACCTCAGATTTTTGCTCCCATGGCTGTGCAAATTTACTGTAGTCTGTCATTGTAGTCTCCTATTGATAAAAAGAGTCAGGAGACCGCAAAATCCGGAGACTACAGAGATGATAGATCCTGCAGACTCCTGACAAAGCGATCTACTAACGTACTGAGAGCAGTTTTACTCCGCGAGCGTCTTCGATAACACCAAGACCAAGATACGCATGGCCTACGATGTAGGTGCTTGCACTCATTGGCTTGCGATCGAATTCTACGACGATCTTGCCCATGCTCATGAAGTCTTTAGAGCCTTGAAGAGCAGCAGGGATTCCGTCCACATAGCCGAGAGCCATCGGAGAGATCATGAAGTTATCATAACCTGCGGAGCCGTTCTCATTGACGTGTTTTGAGCGATATACGTCTACTCCGAACAGATTGCCTGCATAGTTTTCACCTTTAGCTGCGAGCATGTCCATAGAGGACTGCATACGGCTCACTGCATTGCCTGTCTCATTGCGGAGAGAGTCTTGCAACTCGGTCAATGCTTTAGGAGCGAGTACTGCTGCGTATGGGCCAGGAGCTCCGGCACCGGAGCCAGCTTGCTCGAGAGCAAAGATACCGTCAAAAAAGTCATCTACGCTCAAAGATGTAGAGTTAGATCCTGCTGTAGCTGAGAAGTTTGCAGCAGCGAGTCCTGTGAGCTCGGCAAAACGAGTCTCGTAGCTTCCTGCGATGCTTTGAGCAATGCGGAATGGATCGATGTCCATAGAGCCGTATCCGGTCATGGATGCAAGGTCGTCGATGTGATAGATGATGTACTGACGAGCAGCAACAAGATCAGCAGTCTGTACTGTCAATGCAGTAGCATTAGCAGACTCATCGGAGATCTCGGAAGTAGCTGCAGCCATGCTGTCGTATCCGTCAAGGCCGGCAAGGCGAACGCGTACAGTATCACTGCCGAGGCCGTTTATGCTGCCTTGATAGCTCAAAAGAGCAGTATTGCGAAGGTTAGCATTGTCTTTAAGGAGGAGATTGATCTCTTGAGAGATCATTGCAGCAAGTCTCAAGTTGCCAACAAGACCGCCAGATGAAGATACATTGTCAAATGTAATCGGATTAGATGTAGCCATTTTAGGCTCCTATAGTTGGGGGTTAGGTTTTTTTGCTCTATGGGCTTTTCAGCTTTTTCCGGTGCGACCGTACCCTGCTATATTCTAGTCTATTATAGCATAAAAAACAGGAGTGCAACAATGATCGATATTTTTGCTCGTTGGGTTGATGGCAAGCTCGTCTGTGAGCCAAAAAAAAGACGAGGAATGAGCAAGGGAGAGTATCTGCGAGCTCTGCATGCTTGTCAGGAGATGAACGAAGATCAGGAAGTAAAAAAGCCCGATCAGAGCGAGTCCGATCGGGCTGAGTGCACAGAGCGAGAGAGTACTAGTACCAATACCAAATGATAAGGCCGTCAGCGTCTGTCAGATTGGCTCCGAATGTCAGACGAGCAACACCGGCAGAACCTCCGTTAGCGGACACTGAAAACTCGTCATTGTCTGCAGGAGTGTCTCCGAGAGCTGTCATATTGCGAAGGCTCAAACCGTTTTTGAATACGAGTACGGAGTTGATACTGTTGCTTGGCAGAGTCTGAGCGAGATCGATAGTGCTTGTAGAGCTACCGGAGATCTGAGCTCCTTCCTGAGCAAAAGTGATGCCGAGTTTTGCGGCAGTCACAGAGGAGGATGCAAGCTTGTCAGATGTTACGGATGTACTTGCGAGAGCAGTAGTACCGACTGCACCGGAGGCGATCTTTGCAGAGGACACAGCAGCATTTGCGAGCTGAGTAGATCCTACGGCTCCAGTGCCGATTTTGCCACTAGTGACAGCAAGATCTGCGAGCTGAGTAGTGTCTACGGCTCCATTTGCGATTTTTGCAGATGTGACGGCAAGATCAGCGATTTGAGCAGTGTCTACGGCAGCAGATCCGATTTTTGCATTTGTGACGGCAGCAGATGCGAGAGCTGCAGTGTCTACGGCTCCGGATCCGATTTTGGCAC